TGAGTCATTAGAACTAATGGCAGAGATTAAAGCACCTGCACCTGAGCCTAAGAACGACCCTAAAAATATATCTGCTCAAAAGAGAGCCGATGCGTTTAATAGATTTTTAACTGAAAAAAATAAAATAACAAACAAATAAAACCATGATTTTAAGAAAATTTGGCTACGACACCGCAGGACTACCTGCCGTAGTAAACGACCTATCATTAACCCTTTTAACCCGTTCCTTCTTTGAAGGTAAGACAGGTGGATTATTTCAAGTAATGCCAGGGATTAAATCTACAGAAGATTTACACTACATTGAAAACGACCTTTACTATCAATCTGATAGTGGTTGTGCTTTTAACGCATCGGGTGACACTACTTTTAGTAAGCGTACTATCTCCGTTGGTAAGGTTAAAATTCAACAAGAGTTCTGCTCTCGTGACTTGGAAGGTTTTTGGACTGAAAGAGAATTAAGAGCAGGTGCTAACTATGATTACATTGCATTCGAACAAGACATCATGAACCTAATCACTAAGAAACTGACTGAGGCAAAAGAAACTGCTTTATGGAAGTCAAAAATCGGTGGCGGTGGTGGATTGAATTTGATTCAATATGATGGATTTATTGCTATCATTGACGCTGCAAGTGCATCAACTATCAATGGCAACCCTAATAATATTGATAAAGCAACAGGTATTACTGCATCAAATGTTATCGGTATATTCGATGGTATGTGGGCAAAACTACCTGCTAAATTGAAGCGTAAAGATGACTTATCATTCTTCTGCGATTCAATCGTGTTTGATTTGTTAATCTTAGCCTTGAAAAATGCTAATATGTATCACTATGATGGTGTAAGTGCAACTCCTTACCAAAGTGGTGTTATCACATTGCCAGGTGCAGGTTATAAAGTTACTTGCTTATATGGTTTAGACCCATTAAACGCAGCAGGTACAACTGCATTCGCTGCTGAACAACGTATCTACTTGGCTCGTACTTCTAACTTCGTAATCGGTACAGATTTAGAGTCTGACGAAGATTACTTCGATGTAAGAGAAAACCCAATCACCAAAACAATGATGGTTGATATTCACTTCAAAGAAGGTACACAAGTGAAGTTCCCTAACGAAATTGTAGTATTTAAATTAGTATAATAAGTTATGACTTGCTTAATCGGAAATGGATTTACCTTAGACTGTAGAAAGTCTTTAGGTGGCGTAGATGAAATTTGGGTAGGCGAGTTAGAGGCTTTGAATACTTCGACATTTGCAGTAAGCGGTGGCTCAGTTACCGTTATGGCAATGACAGGGGGTAAGAAGTTTTATAACTATAAGCTACGCAAACATACATCAGAAGCGAAAGCAGACAATGGAGGGGATGTTGCAACAGGATCGGGTTATATTACCCACTCAGTACAAATTCAATTAGACTCATTTGATGTGGCTAAAAGAAATGAATTGAGAATACTTGCACAGAAGCCATTGATGTTTATTGTTAAAGATAATAACGGACTTTACTCATTGTATGGGTCAAGTAAAGGTTTAGATTTAACAACAGGAACAGCAGGAACAGGCAAAGAAGCAACAAGTTTGAACGGATTTAATTTAACCTTTACAGGCAATGAATTAGAATATCCTTACGGCATAAGTGCAGCGATTGTAGCAACTTTGGTTTAAACAATTAATTCGATAATTAAGCCTCTCTATATGGGAGGCTTTTTTATTTAAAAATAATTTGTAAATATCAAAACATTCACTATTTTTGTTATCACTTTAAGTAATTAAAAATATAATTTTATGAAATTTTAAAAACGAGGGCATATTCCCTCAATCAACCTATGTAAAAGCCTTGACATATAGTTGAGGCTTTTTTATTTTACCCAAAATAGTGAAACTGCTATATAAAGGTAATGATTAGGTTAGTATTAGGAACGAATGAGAAAGTTGATTTAACTCTTAAAGAGAAAACAACTATTTTAAATCCTACCTATTTATTTGAGTTTATAAATAATCAAGGGTTAAATAAGGTGTATTGTATTTGTGCTGATACTTCGTTATATCCAGATAGATACAACCGATTTACCATCATAGTAAAAGCGAGTGGAGCAGTACCATTAAACGGAGAAATTAACTTAACTATTGGGGATGAATACGACTATAATATATATGCTCAAACCTCAACCACTAATCTTAATCCTGCTTTAGCAGATGAAACGGTTGAAAGCGGATATATGACCTATGATAAATCTATGACTCAAAGAGCAGAATACGAAAATATCACAACAAGAAAAGTCTATGAAAAGTAAAGTAATAACCTTTAGTAAATATCCACTTTACTCGAATGAAACACCCTTATTCAGAGAGCAGAAAGGTCAACCTTATGTATCTAATGGGCGTTATAATGACTATCCCGACTATTTAGGTTATCTATATAATAACTCAGGCATACATAATGCTATTGTAAGCGGTAAAGCTAAATACATTTACGGAAAAGGATTTCAAGTTAAAAAAGATTGGACAGGTAGTAAAGCGCAACTTGAAAAGGTAATGAACTCGATTAATTCTTATCAAACGTTTGACGAGTTAGCAAAAAAGAAAATATTTGAAAAGACTTTGTATGGCGGTGCTTGTTATTTAGTTGAGTGGAGTCCATTAGGTAAACCTTTGTCGATTACTTTACAACCTTATAACACTGTAAGAACAGACAAAGACTGCAAAAGGTTTTGGATTAGTAAAAATTGAACACGTGACATGTCTGCAAATTGGAGATGGAGCTTATCTGAGAACAGAATGCCACCCGATGAAGTAGAATACCTTGCTTTTAGTATTACGAATTTTTCACCAGCCAATATCACAGTACTTAGTAAGAAAACATCTTCTACCAGTAATAACACATCTTCGGCATATAATTATGCTGCCAATTTATCAAGTGTTGTAGATACTACTAGTGCTTCACAGCAATCAATTTATAATATATTATCTTGGTGGCAAAAATAATTACTACCAAGATACATAAATAATATTAAAAAGGCAATGAGTTAATGTCCATCGTATTTGATAGAATACAGACTTTTTATGTAAATCCAGATGCGGTTAATAAATCAGCAGAAGTAATGTTATCTTCTGTAGAATTGATAACAGAAGTCATAGGAATCGTGTTAGATGATGATGGTCTAAAATCAAATTGATCTCTTAGATCATAATAAGAACCGTCAACACCAACCAATTCTGGAATTTCCATTGTATTGATAGCAGCATTTGATAACATCGCTAGATTTGCTGAATCGTTGATTGCGTATGATTTTGCAGTCTTTACACCAACGGCGGATGAGAAAGCATCATATTCAACCAAAAGAATTGTATTAGCATTGATAACAGATTGTCTTGGTTTCTGGTATAGATATGATGTATCTAGATAATCTTCTTTCTGATTGATATCAATATAAAAATTATTTGTTACATCAACAACACCATATGTATTTCCAGAGAAATACACTGTTGGTCCTTGAATAGTTTGTGATTCAGAAGTCGATGAAGCAGTAATATTGATTGCAGAACCACCCCTTGTTGCGGATAATTTTGCGACACTATTATTAGATTCGACAATATAATAGTCAGTACCAGTAGTCAATCCAATTGTCGCTGTCCCGGTATATTTTACAATATCCCCATTAGCAAAAGGATTATTACTGATAGAAATTGTATCAGAAGAATTATCAATTGATGTATTAGAATTAAATGTTACTACTGTATTTGAAATCGCATTAGTTTTTGCATATACCTTACGAAGTCTGAAAGCATCAGAAACACCTAATGCCCATGGACCAGCAACACCCATTGCGTTGTTAGATATCGAAATTCTAGTGAATATATTTCTATTAATATTCTTTGGTGTTGGTGTTACATTATTAGCAGTAACATTATATACAACAGAAAGATTTGCTGATGTTGTAACACCAGAAGAATTTGCAACATTTGTACCTAAGTAAAATGTAATTTGCCCATTTGATTCTGCTGTGATAGTTCTTGTATCTCTATTAGTAAAAGATAT